TGTGCCTACGCTGTAATACTTGACCTCGAACGAGTTCGTGCTGCTCGACTTCGCATAACGGCTGATTTGGTCGATAGGGGTTGCCATCGGGCGTATCTTCACGATGCGTTTGTCCACATCGCTCAAATAAAAATTTGGGTCGCCCTCAGTTCTACCTACGGTCTCCGTTGCGATACCGTCCGTTCCGCCTGTGCCATCAGCACCGGCTACTGTCTTACCTGCATCGGGGAGTTCGGAGGCGTTAGCCATAAAGACACCGCCCGATGCGCCCGTCACAAATGCTAATGCTATTAGCAAGATGCGACACAGAAAACTTGTTGCTTTCTTCATTGCTGTAAAATTTTGAAAAGTGAATAAATAAATTGACTGTTACTTGTTTGGTCTGCGTTTCTCTCCGCCACGTTCCCAAATATTTTGAGTGCCGTAGTTCTGGTCAATGGCTCCTAAATCGGGCATTTCTCGTGCTGCACCCTTGCCGCCTCCGTTCTTGCTGCCGAGGTTGGCTGTGCCGTCACTCTTGCCACCCTTGCGCAACTTCTCTTCAATCTTGGTGTTGCGTCCTCGAACTTCGCCCTCACGGTCTGCCTGCTCTACATCGCTGTCGTGCTTAATGGCTTTGAGTGCCATAATCACGCTCTCACGAGTGAACTTGCCCATAATGCCGTCACGAACAATACCCATAAGGAAATCCATAGCATTGTCGATGTCCTCATCAGACAATCCCTCTTCCTGTTGCATTGCTTCGAGTGTAGTTAGGGTTTCATTGATGTTGGTTTGATACTCGCCCTCATACTGCTCCTCTTGGGCAATACGCTCCGCAAACTCCTTATTGGCGGCGGCAAGTGCCTCCTGCTTCTCGGGGTCTTCAAGTGCTGCCTTGAAATCATCACCGAATTTGCGCACCATTCCGATGATAGGGTCTTCACCCTTTCTCCAATCGGTAAGGAAAGCTGCACTTCGTGGATTGCTTGCGAAGAGGTCTGAAAGGGCTTTTTCTCGCTCACGATAACCCGATAATTCATTGTCGTAACTGTCGTAATCGTCATTGATTTGACCGAATAACGCCTCATCATCGGCAAATTCCTTGTCGGGATACTTCGCTTTCAATCGTTCCGTGTATCGGTCTCGATTGCTTTTAACTTCCGTATTCTTAGACATATACTGTAAATATTTAGATGTTTTACTAAACTGTGAAGCAAAAATAGTCCGAAATAAACGCTTGTTATGTTTATCTTTTTACGCTCCAATGTGTAACTTTGGAACATAAATAAGTCGGCAATGAGTTAGAAAGATGAAGCATAAGGGTGCATTGATGGAGTACTCACAAGAGCGTTCAGACGACTTGATGAGGGCGTACGATGAATATCTTGCATCGTGCGACTATATCCGTATGCCCGATGTGTACAACAACATTGTCAATATGCCATCACGCCGTTTTTGGGTTAGCGACATTCGGGCTGCTCTTGTCATTTCTGCGATGATGAGGGGAGAGGCACGTTTGGATAAGATGTGTGCTTCCAAACGTGAGATGTACGAAGAAATCTACCGCCGTGTAGCCATAATGCGTGAGAAACATCCCGATAAAACTACCTCTGAACTCTGTGCAATGGTTGTCATTCAGCCTGCACCGAAATTCTATCTCACACCCGGCAGTGCCAAAATTATGGTTTGTAAAGCGAGGAAAGAATGGATAAGAAGAAAGCAGCAAAGGCTACGTCGCTTTTAATATCAATCCTCGTGTTCTGTCTCTCTTTGCAGGATATGGCGGATTGGTCTGCGGTCGGCATCTATACAGGGTGCGGACTCGGCTGTCGTATGCTCTATCCTTTTTATCACGCTAATGTATTGCACGCCACGTTGAATGCGTGGTGTCTGCTCTCTGTCATATTCATCTATGACATATCGCTATGGCGGTTTACCCTTGCATATATCATCGCAGTTGGAGTTCCGTCATTTTGTCTGTCCGACATTCCTACCGTTGGTTTGTCGGGCGTTGTGTTTGCACTCTTCGGCTCTATCTCGTTCGAGGTACAGCGTAAAGCATATTATCAGTTATGGATGCTTGCATACCTTGTGGCAGGCTTCTTTTTCCCCAACACCAATGCGTTGGTACACCTGTACTGCTATTTGGCAGGTGGGGCGGTGGCATTGTTGAACAAACCTGTAAAGATTGGCTGATATGAACATCGCAATACGCAATATCATCGAAGAGAACAACCGCCGTAATGCGGAGATATATGCACGTTTCGACCCGATTAGCGGCTTCGGCTCGGTCGGTGAGCGTGTTAAGGTGGTTATTGATGACTTCCCCATACGCACGCAATACCTGCCTGTCGAAATGATGAAAGTGCCGCTTGTACGGCAACTTGCGGAATGCGGCTCCATTAAAGCGTTCTTGCAGGAACTCGGAGCAAACGAAGAGGAGGACTACGAAAGCGACCGACTAAAAGTTATCAGTCAGTTTGTACGCATCAGAAACAAACACGACTTTCCCTTTTGGGCGGCTACATTTGTATATATCAAGAACAAAGGTGGTGGCGAAGATGTATTATTTCGCCTCACACGTCCTCAACGTAGGTTTATTGCACGTTTGGAAAAACGCCGCAAGGCAAACAAGCCTATTCGTATTGTTCTCTTGAAGGCTCGACAATGGGGCGGCTCAACCACATCGCAGTTGTATATGGCGTGGTTGCAACTCGTTCACAAGGTCGGTTTGAACTCGCTTATCATTGCACATCAAGGAGCAGGCTCTGACGAAATCAAGGATATGTTCGACCGTATGATTAAGAACTATCCTGTGGAAATGCTGCACAAGTTGGGCGAGGCATACAATGAGAATGAGCCTAAATTGGTCGGCGTGGGTAAGTCGGGCAGTATTCATCGTGTACCACAGCGTAACTGCAAAATCAAGATTGGTACAGCAGAACGCCCGGACTCTTGTCGTGGTGGTGATTACAACCTCGTGCATCTTTCCGAGGTCGGACTGTGGAAAGCAACAGAGGGAAAGAAGCCCGAAGATATTGTGCGCTCTGCTTGCTCGGGTGTATTGCTCCGTCCTTACACGATGATTGTATATGAGAGTACCGCCAATGGTACAGGCAACTTCTTCCAAAAGGAGTATGACGATGCCAAGAGCGGAAAATCACAATTTGAAGCGATGTTCGTTTCGTGGTTTGATATTGAGCAGTATTCTTTGCCTCTCGATGATGTGGAGATATTCGCACAGATGCTCTATGCCAACCGTGAGAACGACAATGTTCCGTCAGTTCGTGAGGAGAGCGGAAAATATCTGTGGTGGTTATGGGAACAGGGTGCAACACTCGAAGCAATAAATTGGTACATACAGGAGCGTGCAAAGTACACCGACCACGGACTGATGGCGGCAGAGTTCCCGTCAGATGATGTTGAGGCTTTCGTACATTCGGGAGCAAGAGTGTTCGACAAATACAAGGTTGAGAAGCTGCGTCCATCGTGTCGCCCACCTCGCTACATTGGTGAGGTGTATGCCGATGAAGATGAGGGCAAGAACGCTTTGAAAAACCTACGCTTCACCGAAGATAAACAGGGCTTGCTCCACATTTGGGAAATGCCAGAGATTGACGATAAAGAGATTGTAACAGACAGATATGTTACGATAGTCGATGTCGGAGGACGTTCCAACAAAGCGGACTTCTCTGTTATCCTCGTTCTCGACCGTCTGTTTATGGCAGAGGGTGGAAAACCTACGGTTGTGGCACAATGGTACGGACACATAGACATTGACTTGTTGGCGTGGAAAGCGGCACAGATAGCAGCGTTCTATGACAACTCCCTGCTTGTGATAGAGAGCAACACGCTCGAAACACACGATAAGGAAAGAGAGGTGGACGGCGACCAATCACAGTTTATCCTCAATCAGATTAAGGATATTTATCCCAACCTCTATGCACGCAAGCAGTCGGAGGAGGCAATACGTGAGGGCTTGCCAAAGAATTATGGCTTCCACACAAACATTGCAACAAAACCAATGATTATATCCACACTCGTAAAGGTCATTCGTGAGAACCTCTATACCGAACGTGATGCACGATGCCTGGACGAATACCTGTGCTATGAGAAGAAACCGAACGGAGCATTCGGAGCAATTACAGGAAAACACGATGACTTGCTGATGACACGTGCAATAGGTCTGCACATCTGTTTCTTTGAAATGGAATTGCCGAGGTTTGTTCCTCGTGTGGGCAGGTTTATAACCAAGAAGAGAAAGGCGGTATCTGCCGCAACAATATAAGTTTAACTAAATAACAACAGTACAATGAACATTTTCAAGAAATTCAAAGCCTCTCTTCGTTTGCGTGAGGCAGTGAGAAAAGCAGACAAGGCACACAGTGAGAACGGACAGCGTTACTATGTAATGCCAACAAGTGGTACAAGCGGACAACTTGTCATTATGGATAGGAACAATTTCCGTAAACTCAAGCAGAAGCACTACATCAATTACAACACATTCGTGAGAGACCTTGAAGTGGAGTGTTTCTACTGTACTCCGTACCGCAACGGAATGGGCGAACTCCATCCTGCCGTTATAGCGAAGAAGCGTAAGCAGTATTACTCTTGGTTGGAAGCAATCGCTAAATCAAAGAAGAATGGGCAGGTACGGAAACATTGACGGTATAGCAACGCTAACCAACAACCCCAATGCCACAGACAATGCAAAGGGAACAATCGGCAAGAAAAATGGCATTTGGGCAATGGCAAAGAATATTGAGCCTGTCTGCCACGAAGACAAAGTTGTAACATTAGATGATGTCGTAGAATATCTTGAAGACATTTCTCACTCTACAAAGAAGTAAACAAAGAGGGCGTATAGATTGGTTTTCTATACGCCCTCTGTTTTATGCTGCCATTGCGCTGTGCAATCTTCCTACGGCTTGCATATTGGCTCCCTGCTGTGCTTTCGCCATCAGTTCGGGAGAAAGACCGTCAGGAACTTTGCCCTGCTCTAACTGCTCTTTCTGCGATTTGATGCTCTGCAACAATTCATCAGCAAATGGGAAGTCTCCGTGTTCAAGCAACTGCTCTACGCTGATTGCCTTCGATTGCCACAACTGCAACAGTATATCGTTGGCAAGATGTCTGTATGCAGGTGTCGTTGTGCTTTCTGTAATGCTCAAATCGAACTCCACGTCTCGTATCTTCTTCGGGTCGTACTCGATTTGTGCGCCGCTCTTGCCTGCAATGTTGAATACTCTCTTGCTGTCATAGAACTGCTGCATATTCTTGACATCCTTGTACGCTCCGTCCACAACAAAGCCGCTGAAGCACTCCAACAGGTCAAGCAATGTAGTGGTGGCGTTCTGTGTCTGCTGTTGGTAATGCGCAGCACTCTCGCCCGAAAATCCGGGCTTGCCTTGCAATGCACCTGTAACACCAGATATGTCCTCAAAGAACTTCAACTGCATATTCAGCAACTCGGCAATACCGATGTTTGTCGAATTGTTGGCAACCTGTTCCGGCACTTTGCCGCTCTTGCTCGGCTTATAGACAATGACACCGTTAAACTCGGTCCAACTCTCGGCAATATCGTCAATGCTGACACCATCCGGCAAACAATCCTCGGGCATCATCAGCACACCTTTCGCACTTGCACGCATTATCCAATCGTACAATGTAATCAGTCGGTTGGTGTATCGCTGTTGGTCGATTACGTCAGCCACAAATGAATGTATCTCACCGTCAATGAACGGATATGCCTTGAATACGTATGGGTGGCTGTCGTGTTCGTATGGTGTTTCACCCTCTTTCAAGATGTCTCCGAATGGGGACAAATAGTAGAAATACCAATAATCATCAACAAACCAATCGGCTTTAATCAATGGTACTTCCTCCTCGGGCATACCGACCGCCTTTGCCATTCTTTTACGCTCCTCGTTCTCGGCTACAACACATCTTTGGTAGTCCTCAACGTCAATCTTGAAGATGTCGCCATTTTGGTAGTCGTGGCATCGCCAACGTGGTTTCTGTTCCTTGCGCCACACCTCGATAACCCTGCATCGTCCCGGCTCGCTCGTGAACAGAAAGTCGTAATTCTGCAAACGGCTATATCCGAAACGCTCTGCATACGAGGCAATGTATTCCTTTTT